TAGTAATTTTAGTTCCATCAGAATTTAAATATTCAACTCTAAAACCAACCAAACCTTGATTTATAAATTTATTCCTATAATCACTTGGGACGTTGTTAATGTCTATTACAATACCTTTAACGTTAGGTAGTGATGAAAGTACTCCACAGTCAGTTATTGTGGTTCTAATTTCTGCAGGTCTAATAAACAAAGTGTAAACACCTAATCTATTAAATTCTGTTGTGGGTAATTTTAAATTGTATAATCCACCTAATACCTCAACATCCGCATTTCCACCAGTATCTGCATTATGAAAATATGGTGTTAGAATTGATGCTGCGTTTAATTTTTTTAATGTAAAATCGGTTGTTACATCTCTTGTTGGTGAGTAATGTAATATAATTTCTACATCTGTAGGTGAGACATCTGCGGGTCTAACTGTTCCGTATGTACCAAGTGCCATATTTTTATTTTATAAATAGTTTATTTTAATTTTTTTATGCGTTGTTAATCTTGAAAAATCCGTATCCGTATTTTTGTAAATCACCAATATTATCAACCTCACCTAATCTATTAAGGTTTTCAAATGGACTATATTTACCCCTTTCTAAATAAACATCGGTTATTATTTCAGGTGCACTTACAAAATCTAAAAGATATTCATCTTTAGTTATTTTTGTTAAATTAATATCATCACATGTTATTCCTGAACTACTCATAACATATAATGTTCTACCATTTGTAAAATCATAATACGTTATATTGTTAATTGTATAAGAAGTATAATCTGTAGTAATTTGATCCACCATACCAAACATTGCCCCTTTTTTTGTTATAACATAACCTGGCGTATATGATTGTGGACCCCAACGTTTTAAATCGTTTAATTTAGAGGTTGTAAACCCTGAAACTAAAAATGGGACAGTAGTATAACTACTAGATATTTGTGCCTGACAAGTATTAACAGAATCTCCCGTAAAGATATAATTGTACGAATTAGTAATACTTGACCACGCACCACCTTGTTGATTAAACATGTATGTTCCTAAAGGGTTTGTAACAGTGACTCCTGTTGCCGGTATAGAAATAGGTTTTTCTATTACGTTTGTTCCCCAAAGATTAGTACCTGAAAAAGTTATAACAAATTGACCGTCATTTATATATGTGTGAGTTAATTGTCCACTAGTTAATTGTTGTGTTGCACTACCATCTCCCCAATCAACATAAAAAGTTGTTTGTGTTAATAAACTTACTGTAGGATCACCTGATGTATCATATAGTGTTATTAAATAAGGATTGAATGTGTTTGCAGAATAAAGAAAATTAGTAATTATGTCTTTTTGTAAAACATTACCATCAAACTCTGAATAATAACCAATATCATTAAATTTTTGTGTAAGATATATTGGTATGGTTAACCCAGTTATTAAAGAACTTGGTTCGCAAGAAGCACAAATACCACAAGTTAATTGGTTACACCCACAAGTGTTTGTGTTGCCAGTTACTAAATATGTTAATCCTGTATAAGCATTAAAATTATATGATAATGCACCATTAATTGTGTCACTAGTATATGGAAAAGATAGTAAATCACTACTTAAAACTCCGGGAGTAATCTTTATATTATAATTATAATAAATCATTGTTCATTTACATATTCATACCAAACCACGGGGTTTGTATTATCCCCAACTCTAAATAGGGTTGGTTGTTGATTTAATACAGGTATTTCCTTGTATATTTTATATTCATATGTGTTGTAATCTAATACCACTTTATAGAAAAAATATTGACCTTTATCAAAATTAAATTTATTTAATCCATTTAAATTAGATTGTGGTTCGTTCATCATTCTTGTAAACCCGCCCTTTTTTGCGTTAAAAAATTTACAAGACATATAAAATTCATTTTGGTCTAAAAAAGTTGTTTGTTTTAACCAATATATAAAAAACCCTTCTTTATCGGCACCAACATAATCTAAAATAAATTTTGGTTTTTTTACTTCTACGGGTATTTGTGCAACACCTAAAGTTCCCGGCTCTTTTAATCCTTGTTGTGTTGGTATTATTATACTTATTAATGCTTTTTGGTCTTGGAAGTTTTTAGTGTTATATAAATCAAGTTTAAAAAAACTACCTTTGAAAGAATTTGAAAAGAAATATATTTCATTGTCAAAAAACCCAGCATTTTCATAATCATCTAACCAATTTGTTTGCGTTGCTGTAGTTATTGGTGAATTTTGATCAAAAAAATTGAACATATAGTTTATTTCAGTAATATCCTGATTAGTGTCCCAAGAAGAGTGAGCAAACCTTGTGGTCTCAAAATCGTTAATTGGGTTTATTACTTTTTCAATGGTCTGTCTTTCAAACTCCTCCACTAACTCTTCCCTACCCTCCAAATCAAAATCAATTTTTATGGGTATGTTGATAAACTTATCGTTAGGTGTAAATTTTATTTTGTAGTAGTTATTCACAATTATCTATAGTTATAGGGGTTATAAGTGTTGTTTTAACACTTGTACTTCTTTTCACCGGATACTGTAAAAATATTATGTTTTTAAATGGGTAATGTGCGCCATTAGTAAAGGGATAATTAACACCAATATTATCACCATCTATATATCCATAGTCATATAAATCTCTCCAAAAAAATGATTCTTCATATTGTGAATACCAAGCATATGTTGGTATGTTATCAACTTCGGAAGCATTTCCAAATTCTAAATAATCACTAAAGGTTCTTATTTTAATACTATTATGTGGATTATAAAGATACCCACTAGGTTCATTCAATGATGAGTTATCATAAAAAACATTATAGTTAAACGAATATTTGTGAAAAATTTTAGAAACAATATATTCTTTTTGTTCGTAATCATTGTATTCACAAAAATCGCCTTTTATAACATCACCAACATTCAAAGGTTCGTTGTAATAAAAAGTTTGACCGTTTGCGTTATAACTACCTACGGGTATTGAATCTTTGTTATTTGTTGATGTATGGTCCCACCATGAATCATATGTATTTTTTAAAAAATTAAATCCCCACCCAATATCTATTGCTGTGTTTTGACCAACTGACGGTTGATTAAAAAATCCAAAATACCCTTTATTGATAATGGTCACAAATAATTCAGTTAATGGTTTACCATTATTATCTTTTAGTCCGTTAATATTAATATCTTTTACAAAATTAAAAGAGTGGTTTTGTGTACTTTCTTTTATTGAAACTCTTTGAACTTGGTTTGGTGTTATTGCCGAATACTCTAACTTTTTCTTTGTAAAAAATGGGTTATTATCAAAACCCGCCTTTGTAATATTACAGTCATTTACGTCTGTTAATATTTTATGCAATCTAACATAATATCTAGATTTTGTTTCTGCACTATTTTTTAAGTTAGTTAGTCTTTTAAAATTACCAAAAGTGCCCGGTAATATATCATTAACGGGAAACTTCATATCATAAATTGTAAAAACATTTTTTTCTGTTCCGTAATTTTCATCACCCAAACTATAAACTTGAAAAGTATTCCTATTGTTTATAGTGATATTTAATTCCACATAATCGTTAGGTTGTAAATTGTGGTTTCCTCCACAATAGAAATAAACCAAAGACCTGCCTCCAACAATTTTATTTTCTAAAACAAATGGAATACCTTGTTCAACATTAAATGTGTTAGTTACTGAAAAATTCTCATTAGTATAAGACATTGTTTGGGCGGTTGTGCTACTAAAAGGATAAGTAACATAAAAAGACCAATTATATGTATTAGCACTTTTAGGAGCATAATTAATGTGACCATTAATTCCGCTAACCCTAAAAAAAGAAAATTCGTCAAATTGTGGGTAACCTTCCCAAGGCGAACCAGGTAATGATAATGCATTATTAACCGGATTCGTGTAATATAAATTATTAACAAATGGCGTGTAGGTTGTTTTTCCCGATATCGTGTTATTTAAAATATTGGATATTTTACCAGAAACCCTAAAAAAAGTACTACCTTGTCTTTCTATATTAAATCTTTCTTCGGCATCTACAACAATTGACCTATCACCCTCAACCATAGTTCTTCTAACCCCACTCAAAGGAACCTGCAAACTAACATCTTTGTCGGTGTTTCCCGCAAATCTTTTAGATCCTAAAACTATCCTTATGTCGTTTTCATTACCCATTATACGTTCAAAATATATTTAGTTATGTATCTGTTTATTGCTGTTTTACCTACATTCAAACCAAAATAAAAATGGTATGGGGCGCCAACAACATATTTATCAGATTGTGATGGTGGCCAAGGAGTTGCCGATTGTACTCCGTTTGAGTCGGTATTGTATATGTATCCTTTTTGTCCTGTCGGTCCATTATTAAAATATGGTGAAAACGGCGATTGGATAAAACTAAGGTCTTGATATTTTTCAGAAAAGAACCCATTACCACTAATGTTTTGGTTTGGGGTTGTAAACCAATCATTTAATTCATTACCAAAAATTGTATTTTGGTCCGCAGAATACCATTTATACATTGGGACTTCCTGCGATTTTGGGTATCCAAAATTTGAAGTTAGTGTTGGTGAAAAAACTATAGTTCCTGGTGAGGCCAAAGCCCTTCTTGGTGTTTCAGAAGAAAAGAAAATACCCATTAGTGGATCGGGTCCTGGCGGTACATATAAATCATTAGGACTGTCATATTCATCTTCGCTGAATGGTATAATTCCAAACTCAGAATTAATACTGAACATTTGCACAACATCACCATCCATTCTGTCTTCAGTTCTAGAAAATAATTTATTTATTGATGCGTCGCCGGCACCTATTATGTTTTGTAAAAAATTACTACTAACTAGTCTTGAAACAAAAAATAATTGTAATATGTCTGCAGTTTCGTTAAATGATGTAGATTTTAAAGTATTAACAAAATACGCTTCTAAAGCCGGATTAAAACATATCTCTCTAACAAACTCATCTCTTGAACCCAAATCCATCAAAGTGGTTGGGAAGAAGATGTTATAATCATTTATCCCTTTAAAGTCAACGTCTTGCCAGTTACCTGATAAATCTTTCTTTTTTGGTTTTTGGCCAATAAAATAATTTCCGTCATATGGTGTTGATCTATAAAATAATGAGTTAGTCGTTCCTTCAGTGTAATAAATAGGTCCTTGTCCTGGTCTAAAATTATTATCAAACGTACCACAAAATTTATATTTTTTTGGTTGTCCTAAAATATTAAAAATAGTTTTCTTTTTGAATGAATACATGTAAAGTGTGCCATTTACCCAATTATTTTGAAATACGTGTGAGAACACTCCTCTACACGCACCAAACATCATTCTAAATCTGGCCTTCCATTCTGCAAAATTAATAATATCTTTACCTATTGACACAATAAAAGGTTTCTGTATAAATTTGTAACAACCACCTATAACAACTTTTGGGTCGTTTTCATCACAAGGGTCTTTAACAATAAAATTACCATTACTATCGTAATCATAACACTTTAGTGGTACCATTCCTTCACAACTAAAAGTACTCAAAACACTATCTTGAACAGATGGGGTGTCTCCCGTAAAATCTCCTGAATTATTAGTTGAGTCTGTTGCAACGTTACCTGTCGGTGGATTAGGTGGTGCGTCGGACCCATAATCTTGTTTGTAAATTGCAAAATTATCGTTTTGGTGAAGCGCAAATGAATTGTTTCCAAAATTTTGTAACTTATCTGAGGTAGGTAGCCTATCCGATCTTAAAATTAATTTTGGGTTTGCTGAAGTAATATTTAATGTTATTGTTGGGTATTTAGGAGCATATACTCTACCTTTATAATTTCCTAAAGATCCAAATATATTTCCGTTAGCGGTTGTACTACCAATGAAAGACCCTCCTTCAACATTACCCTGTTTTAAAGTTGTGTTATCAAATCTAATAGTTTGGTTATTATTACTACTATCGTCAACTGAATTAGAAGAAGTGTAAAAACTTAAAGAGTATGCGTTAGAATCAGGTTGAAAGTTTAAATTACTTTTATCTAAAGATGAGTAATAACTTAAAGAGGTACTTGTCACTGAAGTAAATTGCGTTGTATCAACTGTAAAATTATATGGATCAAAAAATATTTTACTACTTAAATTATTTGTATGTCCTTCGGGTGATTTACTATTTATATACCAACCACCACTACCGCTATTATCTTGTATAGGTATATTCATATAAAAATCACCTTCAACTTTAACTGTATCACTGTTTAATCCATAACCAAATAATTTTGATAAATCGTATTTAATTTTTTGTTTTTCGGTATATGGATCTACCCCCCTAACTAAAAATAATATTTCTAAATTTTTCCAAACAGAACCACCCATATCTTTTAATTGGTTGATGGTTACGTCTGAATTATTACCATTTGATTTTTCGTAATAAATCTTTTGATATTTTTCTATAAAATACTTTTTTAATAGTGATTGGTTAGCACTTAATAGTGTATTTGTATAATCGGCAGTCATACCTGTTATTACTTGAAAATACTCAATTCCTGTTTTGTATTTATATTCTCTCTCTGATGTTGTTGCGGTCAAATAAACCGTAGATTGTCCAAGAGTCGTGTTTGGTTTTATATAATAAACAGTTTTTTGATGAACAGTTGTGGAACTTACTGAGGATCCAGTAATACTATTTGTACCAAATTGGTTGGTTGCTCCACTCACATTATTTATATCATTCACTATACCTAAATTATTTGTATCTACAAATGAAAGTATACTTCCAGAGTTAAAATTTGTTAGTGTTCCAGGTTCACATAATAATACCATAACATTATCGGTAAATGGTTGTGATTGGTAAGTTCCGTTAATTAGAGTAGTTTGAATTATATTTTGAGCAGTTGTGTCAAAGTATCTTTCTCTTAGGTTTGCTAAATTTAATGATTGTGAGTATGGAACTCCCTGAGATTGTACGTATTGATAATCAGAAAATATACTAACGACAGGTGTACCTATTTCTGGAGGTGTGGGGTAACCAGCCAATGAATATCTGAAACCATTTAAGTCTGCCTGTAATTTATTCTGTTCGGTTTGAGCACCACCAGAATAATCTTCACTATTCATACCAACAGGTACTGTATTAGTTTGATCTCCCTGTAATATGCCCCAAGTACTACCCACATTTGTATCCGCCAAAAAAGAACCTCCACTTCTATTATAAACAGTATAATTACCATACGTTTGAGACCCACCTTGTCCATTCCCTGAAGAAAATACAGTTCCCGTAACATCAGGAGTATCTAAGTCTTCACTCTCACAAGGACAAGCCTCACAATCAGGGTACGACATCATTGGTAAATTAATACCTTTAAATTTAAATGCCACTAATAGTGGTGCAACTTTAATTGCAAATGCGGTTGCTGCTCCCGCCATCAATATCGCTTTAACAAATGACCAAGCAACTAATCCAAAAGCAGGCCAAGCATTAACACCATCAATACCATATAAAACGGCTTGATAAAGTAAAAATGCTGGAAATAAAATCGCCAAAAACCATTTTAAGATTGGCCAAAGTAAGGCCATTACGTGTATAATTGGTATAAGAGCCAAAAATACGGGTGTCATTATTGTTACCATCAGATTGAATAAGAAAAATGTAAAATCAAAATTTCTTACTCCGTCATTTACTGGAAATCTATTTGTTGTTGTGGTACACCTTCTATCGGTTATTTCTTTTATCCCTAAATGTCTACTTCTATTAAATCCCCACTTCCATCTATCTATAAAATTAGCAACCGTATAAACTTTATTAAATGTAAACTCATAGAATCTATCTTTACAATCAATAGCCTCTTGAGCCATTTGTTGACCAACAGCGGTTGTTAAATCACCATAGTCATTCCAATCTAAACTAAATGCGTATGACCTTTTTTGTTGATCTAACTGTGTTGAGTTAAAAGTGTCAGGACCATTAATATTAGAACTAGACCACCCCCACTCTTTTACGTTAGGTACCAAATAATCTCCCCTCATTATATCGTTTTCCATACCAGACTCATTTTGGTATTGGATTCTAAATCTATATTTACCTTTGGTTGGTATTCCCACTGCAGGATCGTTTGATATTACCTGTTCCCCAAATTCATTTGTAACAACATAATCTAAGTTCATTGGTACTTCTACTAACCACGTACCATTTTCATCAATAACGTCACCTCCGTTTTCTAAAGAAAACTGTTCTAAAACAGGTCTACCGTTCGCATCATAATCTATTGTTTGTCTTATTGCTAAAATTTTACCTTCACCAGTGACCATATCACAAAGGTTACCTGCATCTTTTTTTGGTTTACATGTTGTTTTTAAAAAGTCTTCATTTGATGTTGAAAATATTGAACCCATAAAAACCGCCTGCGGTTTTATTTCAATACCTAATTCTCTTAAATCAAAATCAACTCTTGTTATACCTATATTACATATTTCTTCTTCCCCCCAAAATGAAGTAACGTCTATATCTTTTTTAAAATTTACAATTTGTGGTAATGAATCAATATCTGTTGATGATTTAAATTGGTTTCCATTAAATTGTCCTGGTCCCGCCAAACCCGCTCTTATTAAATCTGCAGGTCTTAAAGAAAAACAACCAATGTTTGATAAATCTAAATCCATCATAATTGTTTGTATACCTAATGGAACACCCACAATCATAAAATCACCACTCTCATTGGTTTTAGCGGTAAACTTATAATACTTTTCGTAAACTTCTAATACCTCATTCCTTGTTAATAAGTCTTCTCTGTCAGGAAAAGTTCCTGTTGGTGTGTGTCCTCCGTATTCTTTTCTGTATGGTAAAAGATTATACCTATACCCGTCCTCGTTTTTTTGATCAATTCTTTTGTATGGATATAATCACACCATAGTCGGCACAAAATCTCGTATAAACATCTTCTTGTTTTAACTTCAAAGAAAGTATCTCTAAAAAGTCAAAATTTTGATTTATATTTATTCTAATATTTTTATCTACATTAAAATCAGTTCTGATTCTATAATTATTACCCATTAAATTACCCTTTTAAAATAAATACTAATTTTTATTTTTTTTAAAGGTAATTCTAATACTATAAAAATAAATAATGTTATGAAAAGTCTACCGTTTTAAAGTTTTTAGTTCTAACCTTTATATCTACTTGATCAAATCTAACTTGGTATACTTGGTCAGGTTCAGCAAATATATTGTCATCAATTAACTGAATCTCTTTTGTAGCAGGATCTTTATATCTTTGCGATGTTTCAGAAGACGAATATTTTCCACCAATTTTATTAAACACTTTTAAGTCAGCTATTGTCAAAACTCCTTGTAAATTTTGTATTTGTTTTCTCATTTCTGAAATATTTACACCCTGACCTAAATCTCTATTAGCGGGAGCCATATAATTTGAAACAATTGAAATAATTTCAGTTATGACTTGTCCTTGATTTCTATCGGATTCCATAACCACTGAGATATCAAATTCTAAATCAATAACTTTAGCATTATCAATTGATATATAATCATTAACCATTCTAAACCTTGATAAGTAATTAGCTAAATTATTTTTTAAATTATTAGATGTAACTTGAGTTAGTTTACCATTATTATCGTATGATAAAACTTGAATTAAAATTTTATTATTATTTTCAGTTATTGATACTTTTGCAGGTGCACCAAATCTTCCAGGCATAGTATCAATTAATGATTTATAGTCGTTTATTGTAACGGCTCTTTTTTGAGCGGCAAAATTAAAAGCAACCATGTTTCTCATTTCTTCTGTTGTTGGTGGGTTTGATCCACCAATGGCCGCAGTAATGTTATTAACTGTTAATGACTGAATAACATTTCTACTAATTTGGTCATTTGGTCCATTAACAACAAAATCAATAGTACCTATTTGATTTATTGATCCTGACCCTACATTACTTCCAGAACCTCCTCCAACTCTATATTGTACAAATATTGTCGTATTAGGTGTAACAGTTAACCCAAGACCGATATTATTTTGATAATCTTGTAGTCTAAGTTTAACTCCTGTGTTTGTAAATTCTTTCAATTGTTGTTCTGGCGTTGTTGTACCCGCACCAAACTGAACTTTCATAAATCCTTCACCCGTATATTCAGTTATAAATCTATTATCGGTACGAATATATTTACCAGGTTTAATACCAAACGCATCCACCGGTTTTGTTGGGTCCTCAACAAAGACCATATCTTCTGCCAATGCGTCAACTTCATACCATTTATTTGTTGATCCTTGAAATTCAGCATAACTTGGTACAGATTGAAATGAAGTCCCATCTTTTTGAATTATTCCTGTAACCCCGAGAACATTTTTTTCAGGAAGAAAAAAATTAAAGAATGGTACAACGTCTGTTGATCTAACAGGTTTTTTAAAGACCTTTGTTGTCCCTGCAACTACCACCTCTCTTTTTGTGATCACATAGTTTAAAATGTTATTATTTGCATCAAATGTTGGTATTTTAGTTCTATTAACAAATCCTTGTTGGTCGTACTGTGTAGAAAAATCAATGTCATAAAGATTTTCAAATGAGTTACCCCCTCCAAAAAATTGTGAACCGGCTCTTAAAATTCCCAAATATCTAATATCTTCAGAATCACCAAATGGTGGTACCGTAATAGAAAAATCAACAATAGCAACTGAAGGTCTATAACCTGGTATTTTCAAACCATAAGTTCTAGCAATATTATATATTGACGATTTTTGTTGTGCATATTGTAGTACGGTTTCTTGTGCCGTCCTATCTATGTGAAAATGTAAATTATCGGCAATCGCTGCATTTAAATCCATTAACACAGAAAACACCGAAGCGTCATTAAAATTTTGTATTAAATCTGGATAATACTTTTGGGTAAAGTTGATGAGTTCATTTCTTAAACCAACAAAATCTCTTTCTGTATAAGATAGTTTTTTTTCTGCCATATTTTTAAATATTAATTATTATAAATTCTTTTGACCCAAACGGACTATTATTGTCGGTATACACTATAGTTAATTTTGCCGTATAATCTAAGGTATTAGGACCAGGTGTTTTAAATATATCTGTATAACTTTCATCGTTATCGGCCTCAGTATCTTCAAATTGTTGTCCTACATAATTGTAAAAAGTTTCTCCAGAAAAAGGTGAGATTATAAATTCGGGAACTTGTGTTGGGGTGACATCGTCGAATGGTTGGGTAGCAATTCTTCTTCTTATAATGTTTTCATTCACTAATTCTTCTGAACTAAAAAAGTCGATAGTTTTTATCTTATCTTGATTATCGGTCTCTTCTGGTGTGTATGGTTCCACCTTTATATCCGTCACATCTAAGTTTGGTATATATTTTTTGACTTGTGTATCAACCTCTTCTCTTATATTCTCAAAAGTTTCCCCATCCATTGGGTCAAAAATATATTTATATATTTCAGTTCCAAAATCAGGATCATAATATCTAGTCCCTTTTTGGGTTAATAATAAATGTAAAAGGGACGCCCTTATTTCATCTTTAGATTGGTATGTCAATCCAAAGTAAGTGCCCGCAATACTATCTTGAAAAGGAAAATTAATTCCAAAAGTATAAACATCTTGTGCCATGTTATATAAATATAATCCTCACTAATTTTATATAAATAAAAAAATCACTGATTTCTCAGTGATTTTTCTTGTAGGGTTGTATTTCCTCTTTCATGTCTTGGTTTGTATGGACAATGTAAACAACCATTACCACAACATTTTCCTCGTTTAATATGGTATTCTTCTGTCATGTCCATTCTACCTTGACTATCATAATAAAACTCAGTTGGTTGAAGTTTTGGTCCAAACTCTCTAACGTATTGTTGTTGTATCCAATCTTTTGATGCTCCTACATTCATTTTAGTTAGTTTTTCTTTGGTTATAAAACGCCAACAATACTTGGTATGTCAGCGTTATATCATTCCCCCATTGTGCTTTCATGTCTTAGACAATTTCACATGCTCCACCGGCACACGCAGCTTCTCCTCGTAGGTCGGTGTTATCTTGTAACTCAATAACTTTTGTAAGATCAACATCCGATAATGTTTTAACTAATCTATCAAAATCTTCTTTTGTACAATCTTCAAAAGGTGCTTGAGTATATGTTCCTCCGTTGTATGGTAATACTGAAAGTCCGTTATAGAAATCTCTGTTATTCCACATCCAGTCACCAACTAAGTCCCACTCATCTTCTTTAATTGAAACTGTAGCAGATACGTTATGTGTGTTTTGTCCGTTTCTATGACCAGGTTTAATCCATTCTTGAGAAACTTTTTTAACTCTTTCTAACATCTGAAATACCGATTCATGTCTGATGATAGACCCTTCAGGTGATTTTTGAGGTATTGTGATTACAGCGGTGTCGTGTGGTCTGAAGTATTCGTCTTCAATTAATTCAGGGTGGTTAATCGCCAAGTATGAATAGATTGATTCGTTTTTACCAACACGGATTCTTCTTAAATAGAAGTCATTATGCCAAGCGTGGATTCCTGATGATGTTCCCAATACCAATGATGAGGTGCCTGATGGTTTAACAGTTGTTGTTCTTGCAGATTTGTTAATTCCAATAAGGTTAGCAACTCTTTCGTTTTCTTCTTTAACCATTTTAGCAGCTTTTTTCATATCATAACCCAATACAACACCAGAACCAATACCTGTCATTCCAACACCAATAAGTGCATCTTTTTCAGTTGTTCTTTTCCAAATATCTCTTAGGTAATGGAAGTCAGTATAACCTGCCTGTAATGTACCAATGAATGATGCCGCTTTAACTCTAGCATCAAAATCTTCTTGTGATTCAATATCTGAAGCGTTTACCTCACACAAGTTACAGAATTGGAATGGTCGAAGTGCGATTTCACAACAAGGGTT